TGAAGAACTCTTTGCCGTATTTTTTTATATCTTCCTTTAACTCAGGACAAGAACCATAATACTTCTTCCAATCAGATTCTTGTTTTACTTTTCTCTTTTTTCCTGGTGGGGTTCTAAACGACCAAAAGTATTTCCTTCCAAGGTATTTTCTACCGGTGGTCTTATTGGTAATACAGTAAACAAAACCAAAGTAGTTCCCAATAGCATCAGACTCAAAAGGTTCATTATTGTATATCCAATAATTCTCATAGCTCATTGTATAGAACTCAATGAGCTATTATTTATCTTTAACGGGGACAAACCTAGTCTACATAAAAAAAGGAGACTTGTCAAGCCCCCCTTGGAATATTATGTGAGTTTTATATTACATTCCAACTTCTTTATCTTGACGACGTTGTGTTCCTACAACTGCATTTGCTCTAGACTTTAGATTTTTAGCAGCAGTTCCTCTCACACCAAAGTCTCTATTTGGATCTTCTTTCCAGTCATCAACTTTTTTAGTCATTCTTTCTCTAGAGAGAGGAAGTTTAGTTGGTCTCGGTGATCCATATGCCTCCAGAATGGTCGCAATGTCCTCAGAGTCAATCTCATTGACCATCATCATTTGTGCCTCTTGGATGTCTTCTGCGATGCCGTAGTCGCACAGGAACTCGACTACTACATCATAGGTCTCAACCTCTTCAGACATTCTCTTAGCAACCTTAGATGCTCCTGAAGCAACCTTCTCAGCACCTCTTCTGATTAGACCCTTAAGTCCTTTTCTAGCAGCAGCTCCTGCCCTCTCAGGAGCATTCTTGACTGCCGTCACTGCTTTACCACCAGCAAGTTTTGCTTTACGTCCTGCCCTTCTTGCTTCGTCTTTTGCAATTGAACCAGCAATTTGAGCACCTGCTTTAACACCTTTTGCTGTATCAGTTGCTTTTTTAACACCTCTATCAAGTTTACCTTTTGCTCTAGATGCAATGTCTCCAGCAACTGCCTTACGAACTTCTTTCCTTCCTGCAGAAGTTTTTTGCTTAAATTTAATAGAACTAATTCCTGTTCCTCCACCTAAAGCAGATTGTCCAGATTTAGATTTTACTACTCCTCTTTTTTCAGCATACTTTCTTGCTGGTTCATCAACCACAGTTGATTTTGCTTTAGAAACTCCTGCTTTTGCAGTATCTTTAACTGCAGTAACAGTTGCTTGTACCTTTTCCTTCCTTGCTTTTTGCCTAGCAATCTTTTGAGCACCTTTCATGCGTGAAAGTCTAGATGCTGCTGCCATTCTAGAACCGGATCCAGAAGTTACTCCTGGACCTTTTCCTGCGTCTCTAGAAAGTGGCACTCTCCCACCTTTACCCATAGTGACTTCTGCTTCATCAAGAATTTCTTCAATTAATTCATCATCAAATACATCTTCGATGTCATCAATATCATATCCTTCTTCGATAAGTTCAAAAACAGCATCTTCCACTGCTTCTGTCAACTCTTCATCAGAAAGTTCTAGTTCTTCATCTACTTGAGGAGTATAGATACTCTCATACAAACTTCTGATTTCTCCGTACTCGGACTGCGATAAAGCTCTCATCGTAATTCTTAATTAACTCTTTATAAGAATATTTATAAAAAAAAGGACTCCCTTAGGAGTCCTCGGTATATGCTTCATAACCATCATAATCACCAAATAGAAAAGCATCAGATTTTGCTGCTTCTCTATACATCTCTAAAGCATCTTCAGTTTTTATGCAGTTGCACTTACAATTTCCTTTACAGATAGTTTTATTTTCTTCCATCAGATTATATTTTTTCCTGGTTTAAGTATCATATATCTTTTACCGTCAAAAATAACTCCTGAATAATATTTATCTGTATTTAATATAGAAAACATATTATACTCCCTATCATCAAAAGGTGTTATATCCACCATGTCTCCATAAGTATTTTTCCAAATACTATGATATATCGCACATCCATAATTATCATTATCAACATCCGTAATTAGATAATATCCGCTTATTTTTTCTCCACCATAAATATTCACATAATGATTTACATTATTATGACAGTTTGCATCAGTACATAATGGTTTAGATACTACAGGTACTTTTAATAGAGTAAGAGAAAACTTACAATACTCTTGAAGTTTAACCACACAATCATCTTCTGGTAATGACAATCTAAACTTTCTCAATCGACCATCCATTTCTTCTCGGGTCTATTAATTCATAAACATAATACATAAATAAGAAACTGAACTCTAATACTATTCATATAATATTATATTTCAGTTTCTTGTATTTGTCAAAGTTTAAATCCCGCAAATGTATCATTTACCACATCATGCTTAATTCCACCAACAATATATGACTGCACTTGCGTTTCCTGTGGGCTAACCTGAAGACCTTTGGACGAAATCCAATGTTCCGTCCAGGGGAGTGGGTTATTCTTTGCGGGTACGTCATAGATCGGTTTAAGTCCAATTGATTTCATTCTACGATTGGCAATCCATTCCACATATTGCTGAAGCAATTTATCATTGAGACCAATCATCGAACCATCCTTGAACAGATACTCTGCCCAAAGTTTTTCTTGATTTACAGTGTTCTCAAAAGTATTAATCAACCACTGCTCTTCTTCTTTGAAGATTTGTGCCATCTCAGGATCATCACCTTCTCTCCACTTCTTCAGAATATTCTGAGTAATGGCAAGATGTTGATTCTCATCTCTGGCAATCAGTGAGATGATTTTAGCAGATCCTTCCATAAGTTTGAGTTCACCAAAAGCAAAACTACAAGCAAATGAAACATAGAATCGAATACCTTCAAGGATATTAACATTCGCAACTGCCTTAAAGAGTTTACGTTTCAGTTCATATCTTGAAACTTGTGCATAAGGAACTCCTTCTATTGCATGTTGCCAGTCATTAGTACTATCATAATGATGTGCGGCATTAATAAAATCATTATATGCTTCTGTCACACTCATAGCACGTTCAACAATTCTCTCATCATTCAGAATGTGGTCAAACACATCTGAAGGGTCTGAATAAACATTCTTAATAATGTGAGTATATGAACGACTATGGATCATCTCCATGAACCCCCAGACCTCCATACATGCCTCTAATTCAGGTAATGAACAGTAAGGGATAAAAGCCATCCCAGGACCACGCCCTTGTACAGAATCCAGCATGATCTGATACTTAAGATTGCTGGTAAAAATGTGCTTTTGCTCAGGGCGTAATGTCTGATAGTCCGCACGGTCTTTCTGTAGGGAAACCTCTTCGGGTCTCCAGAAATATCCCAGTTGTTGTGTTGTGAGTTTATCAAAAATTGGATACTTGTAAGAATCGTATCTCTGAATACCTAATGGTTTTCCAAAGAACATTGGTTGTTTTTTAGTGTCTACCTCTTCTGCATTGAACACGGTCATAGAATTGACCACTGGTCTCTCCTCTTTATTTGTCTTAAATCTTACAAGACTCACAGTCTTCCTCCTCTTCGGTTTCTATTTGAGAAATTAAACTATCAAGTGACTCATTGGAATCATCCATTTCGTCAGTCTTGATATCGTATGTATTTTGATAGTAGGATGTCTTCCATCCGTACTTGTATGTAGTTAGTAGATCCTGTGCCATGATAGACACTGGAATTTCATTATTAGGATAATGTTCCGGATTGTAACTCCAATTGCCAGAGATTGCCTGGTCAAAGAATTTTTGCATTACGGCAACAATATTAATGTATCCTTTATTGGATCGCATTTCCCAAAGAAGATCATAGTTGTTTTTCAGAGTTCCGTATTGTGGAACAATCTGCTTAAGAGGTCCTTTTTTGGACTTCTTAATGGACAAGTAACCTCTAGGTGGTTCGATTCCATTTGTTGCGTTTGACACAACGGAACTGCTCTCTGAAGGCATCTGTGCGGACAATGTTGAGTTCCTAACTCCGTATTGCTTAACTTGTGCCCTAAGACTCTCCCAATCATAGTGAAGCTCATTTGGAACTATTTCATCAACCTCATTCTTATATGTATCAATCGGAAGAATTCCATTACCATACTTAGTGCGATGACTGTATTCACATGCACCTTTTTCTTTTGCAAGATTAACAGTTGCCTGAATGAGATAATATTGGAATGCTTCGGACATGTCATGAACAGACTTCCATGCTTCAGGATCTTCATACCTATGCCCATTCTTGGCAAGGTAATGTGCCAGTCCGATATAACCAATACCTAACGAACGACGTGCTCTGGTTGCGATCTCTGCTGCTCTAACGGGATATCCCTGAAAATCAATGAGTTCATCAAGACTCCTGACAGCAAGATCACAAAGAACATCAAGATCTTCAAAATCCCTAATTTTACCAATATTAATAGCACTAAGGATGCACAGAGCAATTTCACCATTTTCATCATCAATGTGCTGTAAAGGTTTAGTAGGCAAAGTAATTTCTTGGCACAGATTGCTCATCTCAATCTTATCCATAAAGGATGAGTGAGAATTGCAATGGTCAATGTTCATAATGTAGATTCTACCAGTTTCGGCACGTTCTTTCAGAAGATCGAAAAATAATTCTTGTGCTCCGATAGTCTTTCTTGGAATAGACTGATCTGATTCATAGTCCACATAGCAAGCGTCAAATGCATCAGTACCAAAAGCATCATAGAGGCCAGGTACGTCATTCGGTGAGAATAAGCTAATCTCCCCATTCTTAATGAAACGTTCGTAGAAAAGTTTTGAAATTTGGATTGAGTAGTCAAGTTTCCTCACTCGGTTGTCTTCTGTACCCTTATTGTTCTTGAGAACTAGAATGTCTTCGATTTCGATGTGCCAGATTGGGAAGTGTACAGTCGCGCTTCCACCCCTAATGCCGTTCTGTGTACAGCATCTGACAGTCGATTCAAACTTTTTAAGGAAAGGGACAACACCTGTATGTTGAACTTCTCCGCCTCGGATCTTACTGTTGATTCCACGGATTCTGCCTGCGTTGATACCGATTCCCGCCCTTTGTGCAACATATTTGCCGATAGCCATATCAGAACTAAAGATGCTATCGAGGGTGTCATCAACATCAACAAGAACACAGCTAGCAAATTGTCGAAGTGGAGTTCGCACTCCCGCCATGATAGGTGTGGGAATGTTGATTTTGTGTCTTGAGATTGCATCGTAATATTTTCTAACGTAATCTAGTCTAGTGTCCTTTGGATATTTAGAGAATATGGTTGCGGCAATCAGAAGATACATGAACTGTGGAGTCTCATATACCTTACCATTACTTCTGTCTTGCACAAGATACTTATCACATACTTGACGCAAACCTGCATAAGTAAACAAATAGTCCCGATCATGATCAATAAAGGACTGAAGTTTATCAAACTCTTCATCAGAATACAGGTCAAGTATTTCTGCATCGTAAACTTCTTTAGCAACGCATTGCTCAACTTGCTCCTTTACTGTTGGAGTTTCATGCATACGACCATACAGTTGCTTACGAACGGCAAACAAAAGAAGTCTTGCAGCAACAAACTGATAGTTAGGATTATCCAAACTTACTAAGTCTGATGCGGAACGAATTAGAATCTCCTGAATCTCATCCGTTGTAATACCATCATAAAACTGAATGCCAGATTGAATCTCAACCTGACTCGCAGATACACCGGCAAGATCTTTACATGCCTCTTCTACCATCACATGCAGTTTATTTAAATCAAGAGGTTCATTTTTTCCATTTCTTTTAGTTACCTTTGTTCCGTTGGTCATATTTTTTTCCAGTTGTTAAATTTGATTTTTGCTTCTAGTCCTGAATAGGTATTCAATTCTACCACAGACATAACATCATGTCCAGAGAGAACCATGTCATTGATATCTTTCTGTATTATATTCGTTGGCCAAATCACTATGGAGTTGCCATTATCGATTGTTCTACTGATTCGATTGACGATTTCTCGATTGCGTGGTTCGTTATCATAGATCCAAACAGGATTGCTAATACCCCAGTTACTAATATCAACGTCAGCTCCGCACATCGCAATCGAGTTACAAATGAATGTTGAATCAAAAGGACCTTCTGTGATATAAACGGCAATTGTTTTGTCAATTTTTTCGATTCCATAAACCTTCGGTGCTTCCTCATTCAACATCACGGTGATATATTTAGTGAATGATTTTCCCAGTGCTCTACCCTGAAATCCAATGAGATTTTTATTCTCATCATACATTGGTATTACAATACGACTCTCATCTTTCTTGATAGTATCGAAAGTTTGTTTTTGCGTATTCGTCCATTCCATGAACTTGTCAGCATAATAAAACTTGTCCGGATCTATCTTGCGATTTACAAGATATTCATTGGCAAAAGAATTTGTAGATGCCTTTGGAAGATTGATAGATTTTTTAAATACTGGTTTTGTAAACTCAAACTTTGGTGCTTGAACAACAAAGTTTTTACCGGTATGACCTTCCTTAAACTTCTCAAGAGTGTATTGCTTATGGAGATTTACATCAATCTCCTTTAGCAAGTTATTAAAGGACATACTCGCACCACAATTATGACACTTAAAGTTTGTGTTATTTTTGACCTGGTAGATATATCCCCGTGTCTTATTTTTATTCTTCTGCGAGTCACCACAAATAGGGCAACGAAAGTTGTATAGATTATCTTTAACTCTCTTAAACTTCTGGAGACGAGAAGATATCATTCCAATATACTTGGAGTCAACTAAATCCATTATGTATGGACACTACCTTACTGGATCTATTATAACCTGCTGTGGGGTCTGAGTCAAGAAGAAAGGTGCGATTCGACTACCGGCACCTATGATCAGTGCAGAGACCACTAGAACTCCTCCTACCTGCCATCTAAACTTTGAAAATGCTTTTATCTCTACTTGTATTTTATCTATTCTTTCATGAATAATTCTACTATTCTTTTCTTCTGTATCTTTTAATTCATCAATCATCTTAATGATAAGACTATCAGTTTTCATACTTTGCTCAATTCTTTCATCATGCTTCGTCAGAATTTGAGCAATACGATTGTTTCCTTCTGATATTTTTTCTACTGCCGATTCTAATTTCGTAAGCATCTCTCTTGAGAGATCTTCATACATATCAAGTTTTGATTCTAATACAGCAACCTTTGAGTTGTTGGATAGCATTATTTTACTCCACCACTCCACCGTTTTCTTGCTCCAGGCATCAAACCTCTAGCCATTATAGTAGGTCTTTTTTTCTTTTTTAAATTTACAGGAGGTTCCCCAGTTAATCCTGCAACACCACTACCATCTCCAACAGAATTAGCAATTGCTTCTTCCTTAATGGATCTAACCATATTCATTACATTCTCTATTCTTCTATCATCTATCATATTTGTATACTCTTTAGATGCATCTACCATATTATCTATATCTGATAATGATAACTTTTGAACTGGATATACACCAGAAAATCTCCACTTTGCCTGACCAGATTCTCCGGGTGTCTGATAATCTTGTGATAGTAAATCTTCAGAAGGAGGAAATAGAAACTTATCATATGTTCCAATATCTCCACCACTAATATTATTAGTAGGTGTTTCTTTTAGATTTCTAATTTTAGAAATAACCCTATCAATATTCATTAGAGTTCTTTTAATTGTTCTAAACAATAATTATCTACTTCGATTTCACTTATTATAGTTTTAGGATATTCGGGTATCCTATTTAAAAATACAAAAAAACTTTTTATACATGCCCAAAGATCATCTTCGAGATTATAAAATAATAAAGGAACTGTAGCATCATCAAAAACATTAAACAATACTGTCAAATGATTAAGTATGAGATGAGTTTTTAATTCCCCAGTGTTTTTATATCTTTTCAATAATCTCTTGATGTACTTAATTCTTTTTAAGTCATCTTCAAAGTCATCTTTTGTGACAGCCTGGGGATTATTATAGAATTTTATAGCAAAGAGTAAATAATTACTCTCATTCAACTCTTCAAATCTCATATCACATTATCAACTATCTGGGAAAGGACCGTCATCTGGAGCATCAGATGTGGTTAGAATACCACCAGCAACTAATACCTCAGATTTAACTCTCAAGTTTCCGTGCATATCAATGTAAGATGTGATACCAACCCAACCAGAGTGAGCAACAGCATATGCTGTTGTTTCAGCAATTCCTACTTCAATTTCATCTATTCCAAATACTCCAGTGAATACTGGACTTGTGGAGAAACCAGTTGTCTTTGATTCTGGTGCATCATAAGTAGAATCACCAAGTGTGTAAATTGGTTCTTGTGATACAAAATATGTGGTTCCTGCAGGAACTGTTGTTAATCCAGAAACAAAATTAGCAGTATCTGCAATAGAAATTGTTGTAGATGTAAATCCACTTACAACTGCATAACCATAGGTTGCTCCAGTACCAACGGTTACAACATCTCCAGTACTAATACCAGAAGTTGTAAATGTGACAACACCAACTGCACCAGTTGCAATTTTCGAAGTCAAATTGACCGCAATTGTTCCAGCATCATATACTAAATCTTTATTACCCCAAAGTGACATGTTTCTATTACCTTATAATTCTTTTTATAATGATATTTATATTATTCAGTTTCTCTTGCTTTGATAGCATTTGAAACTACTTCAAGAAGTTGATCATCCATATCAGTTTTGGTCAGTTTAACTGCCTTACTAAGAATAACTAAACAAATCTCTACAAGTTTCTCACCCAGTTCCTCATTATCAGGAACTTTAGAAACTGCATCACCAATAATTTTTGATGCTAATGGAAGTAAAAATGCTAACATGGTTTAAACCAGAAGTCTAAACTATATATGCTTCAAAAATTCTTTTAATGATTTTTTCTTTTTCTCAGGAAGACCTTTATGTTTAGTGGATGCAAAATCCTTTACATCACTCTTCTTCATATCAGCAGCTGCCTTTGCAGTCTCAGGAGTAGTAGGTGCCATCTCACCTTTTTGGATGGCACGAACTATTCCAAAAAACTTCTGTTGTTTTTGTGATACTGCAGGCATCAATCACTCTCTCCGGGACGTGATTTATATGGGTCTGGTCTTTTGTGCATAGCATAATTCTTTGCACGACTCTTAACATCCTTATCTGCTTCTGCCTTTTTCTCTTCTGGTGAACGAGAATTACGTTTTTTAAAGTATTCTTGACTCACTTTCATCTGATCTTTAACACTCAATCCTTCACCTACAGTTTTACGTGCAGATTTGAAGTTACGAGCCATCTGCATTGATGCTTTTTTCTGTGTCTTTGCTCTCTTAGAACCTGGTTCGGTCCTTTCAAGATCATCAGACTTTTGCATTGCACGACGACCAGGAGACATACGTGCTTTTTCATCACCACTCAATACTCTTTTATTAGTAGGAGATGGGGACTGATACATTCCCTGATACTTCTCATCAACCATATCACCTTCCATATCATAAGACATCTTGAGACCCATTGCTCTCAACTTGTTCTTGGCAAGATTAATTTTAGTAGGCATTGATCTTGGATCTTCTTCATTCTTTGCAGGTTTGGAGTTTTCATCCCAGTATTCTCCACCATACTTACACTCATCTCTTGTCTCATCCTTATCACACTTTGGACAATAACGCATCATGCCTTCACCTTCAACAATAGTATCACCTTCCAATTTATGAGATGCATTCATAGGAAGTTTGCCAGATTTTTTATCCATTATTTTTTTCTTTAACTGTGTTGCCTGATATTGAAGTTGCTGTTTTTCTTCAGGAGAAGGACCTGCTGCTTTTGCCTCGGCCATTGCTTCCTCAACTCTTTGTGCCTTCAGCAAATCAAGTTCTGCTTTAATTCCCTCACGAACAGTGGGTTCATAATTTTCTAAATGACCTTTTCCTTTCTTAAAGAAAGATCCAACTGCTTTACCTGCACCAGAACCAATTTGTTGAGCAATTGATCCTCCTTCCTTTTTCTTTTTCATTGCCGCTTGATGACCCTTCCAAGCAGAAAGTGCAACTCTTGCAGCAGTATTTGCAGCACCTTTAACTGCACCACCAACTTTTTTCTTTGCTTCCGGAGAAGTTGCTTTTTTTACCGCAGTTTGTATTCCCTGCTTAATTTTTTCCTGTCCTGGTGGAGATGGTTTCTTATTGTAATTAATTGAAATTTGTCCAGGAGAAGATTTCTTTTCCTCAGGTTTTTTAGTTTCTTTTGGTTTGTTAGATGAAATTTCACTTGCTGTTCCGGCAGATTTAGTAATCTTTGGATTTTTTCTTGCTTTGCCTCCTTTTGTTAATAGTTCTCCTTGAACATCTTCATAAAGACATATCGTAGATCCAACCTCATTGACAAATTCAAGGAACATATCATAACCCATTCCCTCAGAGATTATTGAAATATCTTCTTCATTATATCCCTGATCATAAAAATATTGTGTTGCATTCTCTAAAACATTAGGGTTAATTACAACTTTATTCTTCCCCTTCATTACATCAAGTTTCTTTTCACCAGCATCTTCTTTCTCATAGATGACTTCTTCTTTTGCAATTGCCTTACCAATTGTCTTACGACGATTCATCAGATACTTATCAGTTTTATCTTTCTTACCATCATTATTAACATCACCATCTTCTTTTCCGACTGGATCTAATCCTTTACTGCCACCCTTATTATCATAAGTATCTTTCTTTGCACTACTACTAGCATTAGCAAGTTCTACACGCAAACCTTTTTTCCTAAGTTCAGCTGCCTTTGCCTCTGCAGCAGCGTATGTACCATAAGATCTTGTATACTGAGAACCTGCTTTAGGATCTTTTACTCTTAATACATATTCTCCAACACCTTCTACAAATACTTTACTATAAATCTGGGGAAGTGAAGATTCAACCATAGCAAAATCATACTGTTCACCCATCAACATCTTTTTAGCAAGCAACTTCACAGGACCAGGTGCAGAGGATGCACCCAACTGCTGCATATAAGCACGTTGAAGTGATGCAGGATCAGTTTTCTGACCTTCCTTGAATTTACCTTTTACTTTATAACGAGTATCATAAGCAAGTTGTCTTGCAGCCTTTCTTAGTTTATCTGCTGCACCACCAGAGGGTTGAGGTGCCTGAGGAGTTTCTTCAAATACTTTATTACTCATCGGAAGATCTAATAATTCTTACTTTTTCTTATATTTATTTATAAATTGTTTGCCCCATTCACTTCCAGGAACCATTTTCTCAACATACTTTCGATAAGCATCAGTTCCTACAAGTCTCTGGTCAGCAGGAACACCAGAAGGTGCATCATTATTAGTTACCGATTCTAATACATCTTTAATCCAAGGTTTAAACATCTCACCATCTTCAGTTACACAGATTAGATAGTTTGTTCCTCTTCGGATAATTTTTCCAATACTTTCACTAACATCACATTTTACCCATTGATCAATATTAAAAATTTCTTTATTGATATATTTTTCTCTCAATTCCTTTTCGTAGTCATCAGTTCCATACTCATATGATGCTGCTATTGGAGCATATGTTGTTCCTGATAATTTCTTTTCTCTTGGAGTTTGTCTACGATCTTGTCTTCCTAGTCTTGTCCCATTATTAAAAAATTCAATTGCAGTTCTTCCTGTTTTTGGGTTAGTGAAGGTTTTCCCCATAAACTCCCAAACACCTCTAATAACCCTTCCCCAACCACCATGCCCATCACTTTTAAGTCCAAGTGACTTTGCTTGAGTTACGGCATCAGGTGCTTCGATAATAAATTGGGAGAAACTTTTCATTACTTACTTAATTGTTTTATTATCTGATTTTCATGTGCAACAATATAGTTGATCACATCTATTCGCATTTTCTTATATTTATTCATTTCTCGATCTACCTTAGATGATACTATCTTCTTATCGAAAGTTGTATAAACATGAGTAAGAAAATGATTATACTTTATCTTTTCTGGATACTTTGATTCAGTTTCAAAAGATAATATCAAATCCTTTAAAATTTGATTATTCATATATTTTATGAAGTATTTAGAAAGGACTACTTTGTTTAATATAGTCCTTCTCTTTTTGATATGGAACTATCTCACCAGTATAATGTTTCCATCCTTCTTGAATATCAGGAATTAACCATTGGTCAATTCGATAACAATATTTCCAGTTCACAGGTTGTATACAATTCATCACAACTACCGTCCAGAATGATATGAGATAGTTGAGAATTGTATACATTATTCTTCCTTAAGTGCCTCTTCGATTTGTTCATCAAGACTTACAATTGCTTGACGAATATCAATCACACGTTGCGGACAACATGTAGGATCATAAGTATATCCTTTTATATCAGTAAATAATGACTGACGAACTGCTGCTGCCTGATAGACAGATAGTTGTAATGTTACTTTTTTATCTTGACTCATAATTACCCCTTTT